ACCCATCCCCCTTCTTCGGGATCGAACATAATTTCAAACTCGTCCATATCCTGACGAGCGGACTCTTCATGAAGAGCCGTATAATCTTCGGGGTCCGTGCCGCCTCTGGTAACGTCCTCGATGACCAGAGGTTTCTCTTCGTATTGGGCCAACAGCCCTGATTTGGTTACCGTACCTCCTGCGCCCAGCAATCCCTGAATGCCAGACCATTCGAGTTCGTCGGCTCCTACACCGCCAGGATACTTCTTAAAATGTGCAGCTGCCTGATCCGCCGTCATTTTCTCTTGCGGCATGGCTTCGATAGCTGGTTTCAAACGGGATTGATAAACAGGCCCGATTTCATCAACTATCGGCGGACCCATATTATGACCAATTCCAGGTCGAGTACCGCCCATACCCAAAGCGCCTTTGGGAGCAATCAAACCTCCAGCTGCATAACCAAGACCAGCTACGTTCAAACCAACGTCTCTGGTAACCTCATCGGGTGTCCAGTAGCCGCCTTGTGCAGCATGACCAGGCATCACAAAGCCTTTGGCAAAACTATGCAGGATTTCAGGAGCTACCCAGTCGCTCCAATCGATTGGACCTTTGCCTAGCGCACCTTTCGGATATGGCAAAAAGCCCAAACGCCTGACCTTGGGGTCCATGCCGAATACTTGTTGAGCGCGTTGAGCGACTGTATTTCGGGGCTTATAGGGTGCGCGGATCTCCGGCTGCGCGGCCCAGCCGTCATAGTGCGTATAAGCCTTACTTGGTAAGACCCTGTCCAGTAATCCTGCCATTAGAGAGCGTCCCTAAGGAATAACCCAGCCGTTGAAGCGGTAATACCGGGGAATTCACTCATTGGTTAATCCAAAAGACCTCTAATAAGTAGCTCGTCTTCAGGAACATCTAATGTTGCCCAAGGCGGCTTAAATTTCCGTTCCGCTGGGGTGAACCCCATACGGGTCTGTACGTTTCTGGCTTCAGCTTCCCCAGCCAGCAATTTATACGCCTTCTCTGGATCAATGTATGGTTGTGGCTCTTTAATATTCACACCATATTTTCTGTTTAGCCGTGAAAGCTCGTTAAGTAACGGTGTTTGTTCTTCTGCTTTATAACCCATAAATAGGTTTTCAATTTTTTCCTCTGTTGAACTCCACTTAGGATCGTTAGGAGACAATTCGTCTAGTTTGTTTTCTAATTTATCAATTTTTGGTTCGTATTTTGTTTTAAATAGCTTGTTGGCTGCGTTCATTTCGTCCGTGTATTCTTTACTGTTGCGAATTGACTTCATTTTTTCGACAACGTCCTGTTTTTCATGCCATCGCTTATGTTCAGGATTTGCATACTTCCCAGCCACCTGAGATGGAGAGCCACCTTTCGCAAAACCTTCTCTATGCTGAATAGCGTGTTGCAACTCATGTAATTGAACGGACTTAAACTTATCAGGGTCAGCAGAGCGGCCAGCATAATTATAAATTTGATCGATGGCTGGATTATATGAACCCATACGTCTGCCACTCTCTCCCCCACCCGTTGGTATGGCCTCTAATCCCTCAACAAAAGACCGCCTTTTTCTAGCTAAACCCCGATACCGTTCGCGTAATTTAGGCAAGTCTTCAGCCATCTCAGAAGTGAATGTTTCGTATCCTGGCTTGCCAGTATTATTTTTGACTTCTTGAAGATAACCAATTCTTCGATCAACCATCGTCATCTCATCTGCAATATCCCCATAACCTCTGGCGGGTTTTGGATAGGCAGAATATAATTCGGGATGTTCTAAAAGATCACCAGAGCGAGGGTAAAAGCTGCGGCGTGGTGTCTTCACTGTTTTTGCCAATTCATCACTTATTTCAAACTTCCAGTTATCATCAACGTCTTTATACCAGCCCGTTTCATCCCAGATTTCTTCTCTGGTCTTATCCGCTTTCCACATTTCTTTGGCTTTTTTCAAGGCGGTTTTATCGGCTGTTGCGGCCTTCGGGCCAGCAAACATACGGATGCCGCCAGTACCTCCCCCCAGTAAGCCGCCACCTGTATATGCTCCGCCAGCGGTTAGACCAGCTAAGGCTGTAATGGGATCGGCGTTTCTAGGGTCCAACATTACACTGGGGTAGAACTCTGGGCTAAGGGTAAACCTTAGGTCTTTCTCAAACTTCTTTAATCCCCTTCCTATGGTGCCAACGTCCTGTTTCAGTGCGTCCCAAGCAGCCGACCAGGGTGATTTTCCAGGTATTAACCCAGCTTGGCTGGGCTGTATCCCCAATCTTATCTGGCGGTCTAATAACCCTTTAGGTGTGTAAGCCTTACTGGGTACGACCCTATCCAGTAATCCTGCCATTACGCCGTCCCTGCTAATATATTTGCGTTAGCCATTTACGCTTTTTCTTACCGAAATGCCCGTTTTTGGGTCTCGCACCCATTCGTCATTTATTTGGCTTAATACTCGATCGACCCTATTGTCGAATATGTCTCTGCCTATCTGTCCAAATGGAGGATTAGGTGAATCTAGATCTTTGAATGACGTGCCTTTTCCAGGTACATAGCCAGGGAACATCTCGTCATAATCCCTCATTCTACTCAGCCCAGTGCTATGATCTGATAATCTAATTTCTATGCCAACCTTGTTTGGCCTTTGGACGTGTAAATAATCAGACTTGCCAAAACCTGTCCTGCTTAGATTTAATCCAATCTCTGCATCAGGATATTTCTTTTTAATTTTTTCAACTAAATATTTAGTGGAAGGTAGGGAACGTTCCAAACTTCCTTTTGATAAAGGTTCAGCATAATTTCCAAACGAAGGCCAAGTTACTCCCTTGACCTGGGACACTGTTCCAGGCACCGCCATAAACGGAATAGCCGCCGCAGCCATGCCGAGGTTCGCAAATGCCTGTCCGTAGTCTCCAGACCGTATGTTGGGCATAACCTGGCCCGCATCTCTTACCATGCCGGCAACGTCAGCCTGTGGGCCTACAAACTCAGGAACAGCCGTAAAAAACTTCCCTATTTGCTTACTCGAAGGGACGTTCAACCCCAGCCTACGCATAACCTCCAGAGGGTCGGGTACTCTTTTGAAAAAGTCAGCCATTTGGCGGTCTAATAATCCCGTAGGGGCATAAGCCTTACTGGGTACGACCTGATTCAATAATCCTGCCATTATTCATCTTCAAGTTGGTTTGGATCGATCAATCGATGGCCACAACGTTGGCAAGTCAGAAAGCGATCACCTCTGATTAAACTCGTTCTGTGCCAGAAGACGGTACACCAGAGTGATTTGCCGAACTCACACAAACTGTTGAGAATTTGGGTACTCAATCTTTTGATCCCAGGGTTTGCGGTAAGACCCGAATTTGGACATGCCTTCCCGATAACCAATTGCCAGATAACGAAACGCATCGGCAAAATGGGAATCCGTCGAATGCAGCGGAAGACCGCTACTCTCCTTAACGCGATAGTGCCGAAGGGCTTTTAAACCTTCGGCACACTTCTCAGCATCGAACCAGCATCGGGGCAATAGCGCCCGAACTGCTTCGATCCCTTCCGCAACTTTTCGCATTGGCACGATTGTAGGCAGTAGTCCAAGTTGTCTTAATATATCTGACCTACGTTGTGCTGTTGCACCCATAATGCGGGAGTCGGTATCGTGAGGTAACAAATGGTCACCGTACGAATACCCTTTATCAAAAGACCGTTGCTGAAGCACTTGGGTATAATGGGCCAAGCCTTCACCAGACGCCTGATAACAATCTATAAGCCTGATCTGGCTCGATGGGGTTTCCTGCCAGAACCAGATTGAAGTCATATCCGCAACGCCTAAATCCCATGCCGTGTTCACCAGCATGGTTTCATCGTAAGTCACGCTGCCTATTCGCTCTTCGGCTTCTGCTTTATTTAACTGGTCGGCATAGTAGGCGCCTGTTAAATTTGCTGACCAATCACATTCCAGTTCCTGCCGGTACTCGTTATCCGACATCTGGCTTTTAAGTTCTTCAATCTCCGCTTGTGGCAATACATTCGTTTTGCTGGCTGGAAACAGGCACACATACCAATCTGGATTACCCGCTGCTACTTCGGCCAGGCCTTGGTCATATATGGCCTTGAACTGGTCCTCTGATTTTGGTGTCCCAATCCAGAGACACGATCCCCGACGATCAGCCAGAGCCGGCCTCAGAATTTGAGGAAAGACCTTTGGCGGGATATCCGCAAATTCATCCAAGACCACAGCGTCGGCGTACATGCCCCTGAGGTTTTCACTCGATTCATTGGACCCGCTCAACAAATAGATGGAGATCTTACCCAGCTGGGGATGGGGTATCTCGCATCTGAGTTTGGCGGCGTTAAATTTGACTCCAGGGAAAACTGCCGTTGCTTCCTTTAAATATTCAAACGCTATCTTTTCCACTTGGCCGAATGTCGGCGCTATAAACATTCCTTGCGGGTTCTTGTGCTGGCACTCGATCAGACACCTCACCAGCCAGTTTATGGCCATAACCGTTTTACCAAAACGACGATGGCAGACTGCTACGTTCCAGCGTCTCGCATTTAGATGGAACTCTTTTTGTAGTGGTCTGGGGGTGTAGGGTATTACAATCTCGTTAGCGGCTTTTTTCTTTTTGCCCATACATCAAAACCTTCAATGGGAAAACCACCAAAAAACGAAGACAAAGAAGGTGATCGATATCGTAGCCAATAGCAGCTCGCGTTTATCAAACATAATTATCGTTCACGCCATGCGCTGATAAAGAAGCTCGGCCATTTACCAATTGCCTTAACGATTTCATACAGGCAATGACAGCAAGCCAGTACCATAAGCCCTGTCAGGCGTATGAAGCGCCAAAGGTGGGTTGAGAGCCATCGTATACCGCCGAATAGTTTATCCACGTTATCCCCGCACCTCTGATGAGAAGCGCCCTCTATAAATTTCTTGAACTGCAACGCCTTGTCGTTTACCCCACTCTTGGCGTATACTCTCAGCCGTGAAACAGAGAATTGACCCCCCGCCGCTCTCAACAAACTCAGCTGAATATAAACAACTCGTTTCTGAGGTTGAGGATCAAACAGCCAAGCCCAATTGGTTTAGCGGCACCCTTGTTCTCATGGCGACGACGTTTTTCCTATACATGTTCGTCATTTAAGCGACCGTCACGCCTTCTTATATTTTCGCTTAGTAACCTTCTTGCCAGTCTTTTTGGCGTAAGCTTTAGCCTTCTTCTTGCTAGCTTTTGAATAGCCAAAACTACGCCCATTAACCTTTGGCATGGGAAACTCCTAGAATAATAAAATGAGTAAAAGTGATAGCAGCATGTGACGCGCCCCTTTGTATCCTACCATCATCATCGCTACCGCCCCTCGCCTCAGCGGGGGTGGGTCCAGGTCAAAGGGGGGTAGGGTTTAGGCTACAAGTGGCTGGATTGTGGCGGTTGGCCTCTAAGTGATTGAAATCATTGACTAGACCGTCAGGTTTTGTACCTGACGAGGTATTAATTATGACGGTTTTTCGGGCTCGGCCACTCAATTCACCAGTTTTTCTCGCGCGAGGCTTGCTGTTTTGTGTGTGTAGTTTTCGGCTTCAATTTGGTGTCGGGACTGAGCTACAGCATCCTCTGCCCAACTGACTGTATAGCTTCCAACTGCCCCTTGAATCTCGACCAATGACTTGTTCATAGACTGCATCGACGGTATCAATTTCTCTGCCTTCCATCGATAATGGTTCAGCATCTTGTCGGCTCGTAAAATTTCATCTCTGGTTGTCGCGTCCTCAATCAACAGTTCCGATTTCTCTAACAGTGCAGATACATTCTTTATTAACGACGACATAAACTGTTCAGCAAGATCAGCATCCTTTTGTCGCCAACGCCAGAACGTCGCCTGGTCAGGGTATTCGCCTTTACCAGTGCAGATATGGCGCAAGTATTCACCGTCGCCAAAACGCTCTAAAATTTCAGCACAGATCTTTTTAGTTTTCTTCACTGGTGTTCCAACTATTTGGCATCTTAAACTCCAAATAAGAAGAGTAAAATTGTAATCCACATCTTGGTTGTTTTCCTTTAGTGACGCATCGCCGCTATCTTCCCCACCCTTGAGCCGGAAAGATATCTCGGGACAGGTTTCCCTCGTGTAACTTTTTTGAACCACTCAATAATTTTGGCCATCATTTTTACGATCACAATCAACAACGCCAAAAAATACAGCGCCGAAGCGCTGTAAGTTTAGTAAATTCAAACTAGGGAGGAACCCAAAATTAACTGGGAGGTAATAAAATTGGGCTCATCGTAATAAACAAATACGCTATTTCATAAATTCAGTCAACAAAATACAACATCTTATGCCACAACTCTAAAATAGCCCGTTCAAATTTTCGCTTCACTGTCGCCGGATGCATATGCAAAAGCTTCGAAATTTTCTTCCACGCCGGCCCTCGTTGCCGCCTCGCTGCACTATGAGCTGCCGCCCACACAATTTTGCGATCATCATTATCCAACAGCAAACCCAGCTCGAGCGCTTGATCATATCTCGTAATCGCAGCTGGTGACGCTCTCGCCAATTTAACCTCGACCTGATTATAGCCAAAAGCCAACTTGGCTTCCTCGGGATAATCCGGCCAGCAACTTTTTATACTCCCCATCCTCAACCCCGGCAATCGTCGCTCGGTGTCGGCAGCTTCAAAAAATATAACCGCCAATCCACTCACATCACCAACATAATCTCGTACTGATTGGACCAATTTTCTGTCAATCATAAAAAACCCGCTTTTCGGTGCGTTTTGTTAGCCACGTGCACCGAATGTCTATAGACAATTCGGTGCGTTCGGTGCTAACTGCATAATCACCGTTTTGCACCGTTTCGGTGCTTTCGGTGCTTTCGGTGCTCATGGAACCAGCCATAAAAAACCATTTTCGAGGCCCATATATTCCTCGCTTACCAAGGATGCTATCGCATCATTAAACCTGCTTCGACGATGTTTGATATCAACTGAAAGTTTACCCGAACTAAGTGCATAAAACTCATCGAGATCCATCCCCTTACAGGTTGGCGGCAACCCGATCTGGTTATCTTTCAGGAGGCTATCGGCCCCACAATTTATCATGGCCTTCAGCAATATCTTTTGGTTGGCGCCACGCGGCAATCGTTTCTTTTGCTGTTTGACTACGCTGGAATCAATCTCACTGACCACGCAGCTCGTCACCGCCTTGCCGCGATCATTAACGCCGATCTCGACAACCGTCAGCCCGAACACAAACGAGCCATTAATCTCCATTTCCCTTTGTTTGGTCACGGTTGCCACGCTGATGTCGCCGGTCTTCCTGATCTCGATCTCGGTATCCGTTGCCGCCCTCAAGGCACTCGAACCCCTCGCCCCTTTGGATTCGTCCTTACCGCTATGATGTATGAAGCATACATGAGCACCCGTAGCGTGCCGGATTTTATCGGCATTGATAACCAGCGAACCCATATCCTCGGCGGTATTCTCATTGCCGCCGGCCATGACCCGAGCCAGAGTATCGAGCACGATAATAGCAACGTGGCCCATGTCCCTGGCCTTGAGCCTGATCGTATTGATCAGCTTGTTAACATCAACTTGCGCATCCAGCATATTCACGCTCGCCGGTATGACGCTGAACGGTATGCCGTCCTTGATATCGTAGTGCTGCTTGAACGCCGCCACCCTGTTACGTATGCCATACGCACCCTCGGCGGCCACATAAATAACCCCGCCGGCATCGATGTTCCTGCCTCGCCAGCTCTTGCCCAGCGCGATATGCAAGCAAAGATCACTCATAAAAAACGTCTTGCCACAATTGCTTGGCCCGTACACCACAGACATTTGCGCCTTGGACAACAACCCCTCGACAAAATCGTCAGCCGTTGTCACGGCAGTGATGTCATCCGCATCCAGTGTCGGGAAAACGTCAGAAGTATTTACGCTCACCGGCTCGACGATCACAGGCGCCGATACCACCTTAAACCCCTGCAATTCAGCCATTAATCCATCAACAGGATTGACCTGCAACCAATCCCACATATCCGCTCGCTTCTTTAGACCACTGCAAACGTCAGAAACTCTGACCGATTGGGCTACAGAAAAGAGTTTTGACGACACCAGCCGGGCATGAGCTATGCCGGCCTCGTCATTGTCGGGGATAATATAAACATCCTTGCCCCTGAAATATTTGTTCAGCTCGTCCGGCCACTTGTTGGAGCCTTGTGGATTGCAGGTTGCTGTCAAACCAAACCTGGCCAGCTCGTCCGCGTCCTTTTCGCCCTCGACGATAATCACGTAGTCGGATTGCATCAGCTCGGGCAGCCTATAGGGTATTTGAGGCAGCCCCTTGACCGAGTGAATCCATTTGCCAGGTTCATTAGGATCAGGCCGGCATTGTCTGAAGTCCTTGGGCATAAACCTGCGCACCTGCATATGGATACGCCCTGCCTCATCGAGGTAGTTATATTTCTTCACACACATACGCGGCATTTGTATTTCCGGCGCGAGCTGACGCTCCGAGATAACGGCACCGCCCTCGGCACTTTCGTGATCGTAAAACTGGTTGGTGTCGAGCTTGACTGAAACGGAGCCCCGTTTACCAAAGCGTAGCTCGCTCCTCGAGCTCAAGCCCTTGTTAGGCTGGCCCCAGCGTTGAATAGCCTCGCTCTCTATTTCAGACCTGCTAAAGTTCATAGCCAACCTACTCTGGTCTGCCGTTGGGCTGAATCCCAAACGAACCAGGCCAAAGCCATCATGCCGCCCTTATAGGGCTCGCCGTTTTTCATCAGACTTTGTCTCTGGGAGAAAACGTAAACCCAGGCCGGAGGGCGAGTCTCAAAAAATGATTTGCGCCTTATGCCTTCAAGGAAGTTCAGCTTCAACAACAAGGCAACTTTACGATCACATAACTGGACCGCGTGCTCGGCAAATTCCAGCGCGTTCTTATAGGGCGGGTTAGTTATAATATTATCGCAACGTTTAGTCTCTAATAAAAAATCTATCCTGGGCTGACCATACCCACGGTCTACTAAATCAGTCGATCTGACACTGTAACCGTGCTCCATAAGCACCCTGGATATATGCCCTTGCCCGCAACACGGCTCCCAGATATCTCCCTTGAACTTTTCAACCCACAGTAGCGATTCAGTTGTTCGATGTGGCGTAGCATAGAAGTCGTCTTTTTCCCTGGAACCGTCCAGGTTATGCCCGACAATCTTCATTGCGGTTTTGGCGCTGCTAGAACTCATCTTCGCCTGTCGCCCCCCATTGAGCGTAAGGATCAACATGCCGTAGATCGCCGTTGCCGGAAGTTCGTATCCAGATTTTAAAACAGGAAAAGCACTCGTATTGTTTGCGGTTCCCTAACTCCATAAGCATTTCGGTATCCCTCGAACCGCACGCCGGACACTTGGTTCCGGCAATCAAAAGGGGATCTCGTCATCGAGATCGTCCCGATACCCGATGACGTGGTCGCCCATGTATTTAAGCTCGCCCCATTTGCCTATCACACTGCGCAAAAATTGAGCCCACTCATCCTTGGTCAAATGGCGCAGGTCATACTTTTTAATGTCGTCGAGGTATTCGCCGCCGTTCTTGCCGGCCTCCATCAGCATCTTGTTTTCGCGCTCACTCATATCATTCATCATGGCCGCCTCGATCAATCCAAGGTCCGTTAGAAGTTTCATACTCAATAAAATCGTCACCGATTTTGGTTACCTGGCCGTCTACAAATGTTGGCCGATAGCGCTGATCCGGGCAGCCCACCGCTTGCTCGGCTATGGTCATGGGCCGGTTATGTTTGAGGCAGTCCCAGCTCCGCTTATCGCCGGCCTCGCCCCACACACAAGTGCGGCAGTGCCTGACAACCGGCGCCTGGTTATGGCAAACATCTTTGAACTCGCACCACCGGCAGATATAATAATCCGGGCTTTCGGCTATTCGGTCTGGCAAAATAGACGGCTTAAAAATTATCCGCTCGGCCCGGTTAATGTAGTACTCGGCCTGTTTACGATCATAATCGGTGCGGCAGCTTGCCCAATCCCGGCCCCCGGCTGACGCGACAACAGTCCAGTGACGCTTATGCCCCCTATAGGCCATGTAAAGCTGGGCTTGCACATAATAGGTCATGTTCCAATTAAACAGCGTCTGCTTTTCGCCAAACTTTTGTTTGATCTTTTTGAACTTATCGAACTTTTTCTGGCTGGCACATTTCACCTCGCCAACGTGCCACGTTTTGGGCGCCTGTTTTATTCCGAGAACCTCAAAATCGAGATGCCCCTGGAAGTGGCCCTCAAAGTCGCTGACCTCGATCTGCTTACCAGAATCGGGATCGCGGTCCACAATGGTCAGGCCATCGACGCCCCGGAGATCTTCAATAACCAGTTCCTCCGTGCGGTGGCCGTCTCTAAAATTCTTGAGTGTCTTGGCGTTAAACGGCGCGCTCTGCACGCCATAGAATCTATAGTAATTCTTCCGCTCGCAATCGCCTATGCCGCTGATGCCGGCATAGCTTCTTTTTGGTTTTTCCGCTTCGCGAAGTTCGAGACGCTTGTCTGCTTCAGCCAGAGTCGGGTCTTCATCATCAACAACTAGTTTGATCATCTATTAAAATTCACTTTAAATAGATGGGTGGCTTCGGCCACCCACCTTAGGTTTACTTTCTAGGTATGCCAGACAGGTGTTGGTTCAGCCGGGGCGGCAGCCTCAGTTTGTGTGGTAACTTGCGAAGGCGGTTGCTCCGGCTGGCCTGATGGCGGCCCTTCATTCAAGGGCTTGTACCCGACAATTTTATTTTTGGCCGGCCAATCGTCTTTGGCTGGTTCAGTCCCGACCTTTAGGATAAGGCGCTTACCAATTAGTTCATCAGTATCACCGATCCTCGGGATGCCCAGGGCCACGCCCATCTCGTTAAGCTCCTGTTTGGCTATCTGAACGGCCTTCTCTGATGTCGAGTGCCACAGATTAAAGTTCTGCCAAAGATGGCCGCCGGTGCCTAAATCAAATTGAATTTGCAGGTACGTATCGCCAGCCTTGCTCTGTTTGGCTTCAGCCCCGACAATAGCCGCCGGGTAATCGCCGTCCGTTAACAGCGGCCAATCACCGCTGCTAATGTCATTAGGATCAACATTGTGGTTAAGAATTACCATTTTTTTTCTCCTTCTTGGGTTTAGGTGATATGGCATTTGCTAGAACCGACCATTCAAACTCCAGCTCGGCTGGAATATCGTAACGGCTCTTGGCAATAAAACTGGGTTTCTCTTGCGTATAGAGAACTCTTGAGCCGTCTCCGATTGCAATGTTTTTGGTTTGACCGAACCCCTTATCGACACTCTTCATCGATGTAAAATAATTGGCGAATCCGACGATGTCGGAATATTCCATGCAGGTCGCGGCTGCCTTTTTCTGCAGCTTGGGCATCCATCTGTCATAGCCCTCGGATGCCGGATCTTCGTAACGCTTGAGCTCGCTGTGCGCCAGCATGATGATTGCCATGCCCTTTTTGCTGCGAAGAATGTTCAGCTTATCAAACACCGCACGAAAATGGCCATCCGCATATTCGTAGCCCTTGCCATAGCCAAAGTCCTCGATCTGCATGAGATTTTTGGTTTTATAATTGGGGTTGGTTTTTCCTTCCTCGACGGTCTTTCTATATATAAGAGGCGCGAGCCAATCCAGGGTATCGATCACAACCGTGCCGTGCCCATGCTTCTCGGCAATCAGCGTATCGATCGCTTCGTTGATTTCCTCAAAGCTCTCGGCTTTCGGAAACCGTGCCGCGCCGGCAACATCCGCGCCGTCTTCAGTCTGAATGAAAATAGGGTTTCTGGACTTGCTGGCAAAAGTCGTTTTGCCGACACCGGGTCTTCCATAAATTAAAATGCGCGGCGGCAATATAGTCTGGCCAACCACAACATCTTTCAACGATAACACCATTTTTCGTCTCCTCGGTTTGAACTCCTCGGGGCGGGACAAATACAGAGCCAAACCGAGGAGTTCGATTTTAAATATCGCCCTGCACCTGCCCCGCTAAATCTTTAATAATGACCTGGCAGCCAACCACGTTCTCGGACCAGTAAATATCCAGGCGATGCACCCAGTGGTCATCCTCGAGAATTTTGTGGTGACATAAAATATCAAGCACACTTTTGGTGAGGTTATCGATGTCACGTCGCCGTTTATCAGGGCGGCCTACAGCAATTTCAATTTTCACCGGGTGTGCAAAAGTCTTGGGCTTGTCCTGTTGAGCGAGATGCCGTCCTGCATCCGTGATCCACTCGGTGTACTTTTTGGTTTTGTATGTGCGATTACCTTTGTGGCGCCATAACGTATTGACTGAAGGAGGATATGGCAGCAGGAAAATATTCATTCGCTTGCCAGCTCAAATGCGTTTTGATGGTCGTTAGCGAGAACCGCGCCGTCTGTAATTTCGCTGATGATGCTGTTCCACTTTGGCTGTGGGCGGTTGGTTCCAGTGGCCCAGTAATAAACTGCAACACGTGTACATCCTATGCGCATGGCGGCTTGCTGGTAATTTAAGTCCTCTTTTTTGAGCCAATCCCGTAACAACATAACTGTACCAGACATACTAAACGCGTTAAAATAATTTTACGCACCCTATTACGTGCTTATTAAAAAATCAATAAAATTTTATTTGTGGTCTATCGAAACACAAATGTTGCGTTGCCGCAGCTCGTGGAATCTAAAACACTAGCGTTTTGGATTTTTCAATAAATTATTCTTGTGGGGTGGATTAAAAAAGTGTAAGAAAACTTTACGATATGAATAATATAGATAAATTAGCACGCCATATGGGCGTCAGCATTGGGGAGCTTGCTCGCCGGATTGACATGCAGCCGCACACACTGCGCCGGTATGCGCGTAACGAAAGCCAGCCAAAGCCGGACCTTGCCCTGAAGCTTGCTAGCGTATTTGGGTGTGACCCCAGCGAGGTGTTAGGTTTTACAACATCAGAAAACATTCCTTTATCGCGGATTCCGTTGTATGGATCAGCGGAGGCCGGCCTGGGTTCCGACATCACAAATATGGATCGCGCAATAGATCATGTGGGCCGGCCCAGCTTTTTACTATCGGCGTCGAGTGCGTATGCTGTATATGTGATTGGGGAAAGTATGGAGCCAAGATTCAGGTCCGGCGAGATCGTCTATGTTGATCCGGCTGTTCCTATTCGCGGCGGTGCCGATGTCATTGTGCAGATGGCTGACGAGGATAAGCTGACCGCTATTGTAAAAGAATATTCACGGGCGAACGATGATGCAATTATTTTAAAACAATATAATCCCGAAAAGAAAATTACGATTGAAAAATTTCGGGTCACATCCATTCACCTCATTCGAGGGATATATATGGCGTAATAAGAAAAATTACGTTTTTTATTGATTTAGTAATTATTCTGTACTACAAGGTGCTACAAGGTGCCACAAGGTACCACAAGGTACGTGGAGGTACAGATGAAAACTTTTTTCCTAGAGTCTTTTGCGCTCACTTTATTATTTTGCGCCGGCTATGTGGCCTTCCATGTAGGGTGCGCGCTGGATGACTACTGTTCCGCCGCCAATGGTATGCTGTAGTGGGAGCGGTGCTAACGCCTAAACAGGCAGCCATCGAGCTTTGGCATACTGACGAAGATCCAGTTGTCGATCATAAGGGAAACCTCAAACCAACCTATTCAAACCGAATCTATCGGTGGATTAATTCAGACGCGATTCGATCCTTCAAAGTTGGAAGGGCTGTTTTTATTCCACGCTCTGCGATTGATGAACTATGAGAACTCGCAATCCGATAGTAACCAGTCGTACAAAAAACTTTCATTTTAGCGTGACCTTTGATCATGGCATCCCGGTTGAATTTTTTATTGTCGGGCGCGGCACTGTTGGGCATGACCTCGACGAAGAGCTGCACAAGCTTTCAATCGAAACCTGTAAAATGATGCAAGGGGAATATTTAAATGAGCAACCTGATTAATCAATTAGATTGGCTGGCCCCTTGGGGCAAAACCGAAACTTCGCACGCCGCTGCCGAAAAAGTTCAGCTTACTGTTCAATATAAACGCGAGGTCGTCCTCGAGACTCTACAGCAAGCCGGTGTTCGGGGCGTCATTGCATATGATTGCTGGAAGGATTGTTTCCCGGAAGGCACCCTTGAGAGTTCGATCCGGCCAAGATTTACGGAACTTTGTAAAAAGGGGCTGGCATACAGAACCAACCTCAAAAGAATGAACGGCCGGGGAAACGACGAATCAGTTTATCGAATTGTTATATGATCTATCCGAATTTCCGAGACGTCGAAGGCAAGTTGTTCCTGATTTTGGATAAAGATAATAAAGAGATTTTCCATGAACAAATAAGCGCAGGTGAGGCTTGGAGACTGACAAGGCAATTATTAAAATATCTTGAGAATCTTGATAATAAAAAATGAACTGTTGGATTTGCAACGCCTACATGATTTTTGGGGGGAATTCTGACGTCGAAGGTTCCGATAAATACGGCCTTGAAACCAAATTTAACTGCCCCGATTGCGGGGCATTTGTGTTGGTTTATCATCCGATTGATAAGAAAAATAATGCGGAAAAAGAAGAAAACCGGCCAGAATGATATTTTGCGCCGTCATCTATCATCAATAAAAACCGGGGTTTGCAAGTACTGTGGCATCAACCTGTACGGCAAAGGAAAAGAGCAAAGGCCGGCGGCGTTTGCCTTTCCTTGTTCAGTTAAAGATTGTCCTTATTAATGCGCTCTGCGAGCGGCGGTTAATTTTTTACTGATCTGTTTGTCGCGCTTGGCGTTAGACAGCCAGGTCGCATACTGCTTTTTGGTAAAGTTAATATCAGTATGACCCATCAACTGCGTGACTGTTGCTTCAGTAAACGTTACATCAAAAATCAGGATCGATGCAAAATGGTGGCGCAATTCGCGGAGTGTTACAGGATCAGCGCCGGCAGCTTTACACGCCGGGATTACGCCACGGTTGCGCCAGTTGTCGCCGTCACCAATGCCGCCTTCCCTGTTGGGAAAGATCAGGTTGTTGCCGCGCTGTTCTAGCGGCTGGGCAATTTTCCACGCACGCAGCATCCGCACAAGGTCATCATCGAGTGCGATAATACGGTTGCCCGAATATGTTTTAGGCTGTCCGAGACTGCCGCCCTTTTTGATGGCACGATCAATGGTGAATGTGGCGCTGTTCTGGTCATCACCAAAACTGATCTGATCCCATGTAGCGGCTCGCAGCTCGCCAACCCGGACGCCGGTATAGGCGATCATTTCGATCTGCCTTTTGTAGTTCTCGCCGGCGGCAGCAATAATCTTCTTGACGTTGTTCGAAGAGATGCGATCGGCCAGACTTTTTTTGCCGTTCAAAGATGCCGCGATATCTTCCACATCATTCGCGCCGTCATTTTTAGGCAGCTTCAAATCCCTGGCGGGGTCATACGCAATAAATTCGGACAACACGGCGTCCTTAAAAATTGCTTTAAAATAAACCAGGATCTTTTTGGCAGTCGCCGGCGCACGCCCTGTACGGATCTGGGGGAGTACCATCTTGGCC